CTTTTGTTAAATACTGAGTTTGAATTTGGGCTAATTTATCTCCTACTTTTAATTCACCAGCAGCCTTTTCAATAATTTCTCCATTTTGATAAACAAACAACATGTGATTTGGAGTGCAACCAAATTGTGTAACTCCATTTCCCCATGATTTTCTTGCTGTAAATTGGATAAAACTTTCATCTTTTTTCAAATTGCCATTCTTGTGCCAAGCAATAACTTTTTTAGGTTCAATTTTATGTGTCTTTGGATTATAAGATAAAACTTCAACAGGTAATTTTTGATTAACAATTTTACCTATTTTCATTGATGATCCATCTGCCAAAATAACACGACTAGTGTAGTGAAAACATCCATACATAACACCAATTTTATCACGGATTTGATTGAGAACCACAACTGTGACATCATTCTGTTCCATCTCCGTATTAAGTTTTCTCAATTCCTTAGAACAAATCTTAGCCCGCTCACCCGGTTGTTCGTTTGCACCTACAATTCGCTTAAAATCAGCCTTTGAGTAACCTTCTGGCAATTTTGTTTCTCTAAATTCTCTAGCAGAAGGAGAAACAGAAATTGAGTCATAAACGATGCAAACTGGAACTTCTATTTTCTTTGTTTTGCGAATATAATTGATAACACGATACATTGTGCCAAAACAATCTTCCAAAGTTTCAGGAGTGTATCTAAGAATCTTAGAAATATCACACTTTGTAGCTTGTTGAATGAATTCTCCATTAATAGCATTTTCAGTATCAAGAATGACACCAATACCACCCATGCGTTGAACGCCAGCAAGAATGTTGCTACCGATTAAACTTTTGCTAGAAGCAGATGGTCCATAAATTTCTGTAAGGCGACCACCGGGGATGCCACCACCATAAAACTTTCCAGAACAACAATAATTGATTGCAAAGTTGCCAGTGTCGATGAAATATCTTGCTTGATCTAATTCTGAAACAAGTTCTGCGCCAGTTTCCTTGGCAATGTCAGCGAAAATATCAGATGCTGTATCTTTCTTTGCCTTAGCCATTTGCTTTCTCCTTGCAGACGACGATGAGATAAACTAATAGAGTAAATGAATAAAAAAACAGGAGGCAAAAACCTCCTGTTTCTTTTTTTTGTGATTCAGCAAATATTACTTTTTGCCAAATCCAATGTTGCCAAGTTGGGCTTCGATATCATCATCGATCAAGCCTTCAACATCGTCTAAAACGCTTTCTTGAGCTTTTGGCGCAGCTGTCTTCGATGCTGCTTTCTTCGATGCCTCTGCTGGAGTTTGTGCATTGGATTCGCCCCCTTCAAGAAAGCTGGTCAACGCCTCATCAATTTGTTCCACAGTCAGATAAGTAGGAATGGCTTCAAGATCATGATACTTGGTCAACCAACCCTTGATCTGTTCAGCAGATCCCAACGGAGAAGGATCTTCAAAGAACGATTGATCATAATTCGGGTAGCCATTGACACCACGAACCATTTTTACAATTTTGAAGTCACGACCATTTTGGTAATTAGAAACATCACCAAGACCTTTTTTGCCTGTAGTTTCGTTGCCAGACATGGAAACCCAAATAATGTTATGAATGGTCTTACCAACACTTAAAATCTTGGGACCAACATTGTTTTCAATTTGGTTGGTCTTGGGATTCATTTGAGATCGAACAATACAGTTGTAGTAGTATCGTTCGATTGGTTTAATGGACCTTGCTGCATCCTGAATGTCTTTTGCTGATGCGGGAGGCATCTTCTTAGACTTTTCCCACATAGCGTTATATCGCTTGCAAATGGGGCAATCAGTTTCAGGACTGATTGTGCGCCATTGTTCTCCCCTTGGGGTTTGGACTAACTTCTTCAAGCAGAAGATAGTTTTTGCATTTGGATACTCACCAAGACGGTGAATCCTAACAGCATGATAAAAAGGTTTATTTTTCAGTTTGGGAAGAAGTCTGAGAAGAACAAATCCATCTTTTTCTGGCATGCGAACATAATCGTCGCTTGGTCCTTGTTCTTTATTAAGCTTGTTAGCTTCCTTACGGATGTCATTAATATCCAAAGTATCGAATTCAAAGTCTGCCATTTTACTGCCTTTCTGGGTGGTATTTCACACCGCACTGCTAGAGGCTAAAACCCGCCTCAAAAGGTTCACACCACAGGTGTACTGCTATTATCATTGGAAGAAGTCAAATTGTCAATAGACTTATCTTGTTCTGCCAACAACTGCTCATATTGCTCAAGAATTTTGAGATTATGCTCTAATCGCTGCGTAATCTCTTCTCTGCTTAAGTATTTAGACTCTCTAGACTCAAATTCTTTTTCCAAAATATCTTCTTGTTTTCGTGATTTTCTAATTTCTTCTCTACGAGCGAGAACCTTTTTTCTTGCTGCAACTTTACGAGCCTTTTTTTTCTGATCTCTTTCCCGCTGATTCATTTACAGTACCTTTTAATATATACAGAATCTAATTTAATTAAGTATTAAGCAACAATTTGTATAAAAATTAATCAATTATTTATATAAACAAGGAAAACTTTATATGATTTTGAATGAAAAAACAAAAGCTGGTCCGATACTTTTGTCACACTGGGTTGGACGATTTGGTAATAGAATGCACCAGTATGCATATGGCAATACATATAGCCATATAAATAATGTTAAATTTATTTTGCCATCTGAATGGGAAGGCACATACTTGTTTAAAAATAAAAAATATAAAATACTAGATAATAGTAATTTGGCATCTGCATTGAATACTGGTAGTTTAAATATTCAGCAAATAACAGAAGAGATAAAAAAATATTATCCCGATGCAAAATTAATAAACCCTGAACTTCATCCTGAAAACTATAGCAAGCATGATTCACTTGTTTATTTTGACAATATTTGTGCTTATGGAGATCATATTTTTAAAAAAATGGATAAAAGTTTTTTAATTGAATTATTTGAATTTTCTGATTTGGTAAAAAATACAGAATCATACAAATACTGGGAAAGCAGAAAAGAAAAATATGACATAGCTCATCTTAGAAGAGATGATATAGCAAATGCTCATTATAACAAAACTAATCATCAAGGATACTCTGTTGTGTCAATGAATTCTTATTATAAAGCATTTAAAAAATTTGGATATGATAAAAATTCTATAGAGTGGGTATCAGATGACCATTCACAAAAATGGCATAAAGAAAAAAAGCCTTCTATAAGACTTCCATGGTCATATCCAACTGGTTCATACTACAGAGAAGATGTTGTTTTTGACTGGTTAGAAGATTTTTTAAAATTATATTTTGCAAGAACAATATTTAGAGCAAATAGTAGTTTTAGTTGGTGGGCATCATTTTTATCACCAAAAGCCAAAGTTTATAGTCCTGTATTAGACAAACAATTAATTTATGGCGTTGATGATAGATTTGAAGAAATAGATGTAGATTTTGTTGAAGGCAATGAACCTCATTGGATATATAGTAGAGATGGACTAAAAAAAATAATCATAAAGGAAAACAAAAATCAAAAAGAAAAAATATTTAAACTTTTTATTTAGTAAACTATTTTCCTCTTAAATTAATCATCGGTCCTGTAGATCTATCACCTTGCCAATTTAACAAATCATTATTACCACGCTTACCAGCATCCATCTCATTTTCAAATTCTAATGCAGTATTAGCAGGAACAAAATATTCATCAATAACTTCTAGTATATCATTGTTATCATCAACAGTTGTGATATACATTCCTACACCATTAGTAACATATCTTTCAGAATAAACAGGATACACTTTGTTTAGTGTAAACTTATATGGAAACTTAGTCTTATCCATCCTAAGCGGTGGAACAAATGCCACCTTTCTCATCACTTTCCTTGATTTGGCATCGTTCAATCTATTAGCTAAGTTAACAAATTTATTTTGTGGTTGTGGTTGCTGAATTGATAATTTTGGAGAATGATTACCCGGTGCATGAGGAATTTCTTGTGGTTCTGCGGGAACATCATTTTGTAAATTGCAATCTTCAGCTAAATCAGAATTATTAAATTTGCTTCCAGCAATTGAAAAACCATTTTTGCCAAGTTTAAAATTAATCTTCTTTTTTGTGAATTCATAAACATCTACATCGTAAATAAAAATATCACGACGAGCTAATTGTGTAAGAATATATTTAGCTAATTTTTCTTTTGAATAATCTTCATCTATTTTGCCAAATTTGTTTTTAAAAACAAGAGGCTCATCTTTATTATAATCTAAATCTTCTTTTTGTTTGTAATATTTAAATTCTACTTCAAACATAAAATATCCTAGTGTTCTAATAAAACTTCTTCATTGATTTCAACTACATCAACACCACATTTTTCAAAAAGAAATCTACTACCAATAGAATAGTCAGATTCTTTATTTGCTAAACAAAATAATTTAATTATACCAGAATTTATTATTAACTTTGTACATTCAATGTAAGGTAAAGTACACCAAGCAAACATGTGCGCTCCATTTAAATCAGCAGAAGCATTAACTATAGCATTTGCTTCCGCATGAGCGCATGAACATAACTCTAGTCTTTCACCAGACTTGCATCCAATGATCTTTCTTGGACATTGTTTTTCATAAGCATAATCTTTAATAAATTTCTCTTCATCGAAATTTGGATCAATATTATTTTTGTCTTTTTCTGTAAGCAAAGGTAAAAAAATATTTTTTAGGTGTTCAGGTGAATCACAATGTGGCGCACCTCTGGGTGGTCCATTGTAACCCATGCTGATAACTTTTGTTAACAGATTATTGACAATAATAACTCCGATTTTTCTTGAATAGCAAGGGTTTTTTATTTCACCAAATAGTTTTGCAGTAACCATATATTTGCGAACAAACTCAATATTAAACATTTAATCCCTTTCAATAGATATATTGAGTTTGTCCATTTCTTTACGCAACATATGTCCACGATTATGTGCATCTTCTCTAGCTGCATTTAGAGCAGAGAGATGTGCGTAAAGCCTATCTTTACAATACTTTGCTTCAATTGTTTTCATTTTAAGATCAATAGATTGTTGATCTCCTTCAGCAGAAAGTTCTGCTGTCTTATCAGATTTACCTTGATCTTTTTGATCTTTAAATTTTTCAATATATTTCTTTTTATATTCAAGTTCAGAAATTGCATGTATTTTCATAGCCAAAGCGTGACCAGAACCAACATAATCTATTATTCCACTTATCTTTTCAAAAAAAGTGTTAAGTGTTGCATCAGTAAAATTAAGATCACGGGAATCTATAGTCCAATCCTGATCACCTAAATGAATCTTTTCAACCATGACGCACCTCCTAAAAACAGGATATCAATAAACAATCTTTAGTCAATAGCATTGGATGGATTTTGTTGTTTCCTTTTTCCTTTTTTAGGAATTTCGTTGTTTGAAATGTTTGTAGTATCAGTAGTTACACTATATGTGTTTGCATCTTGTTGAGCTTTATTGTGCATTTTAGTTTTGTATTTTTCAAAATCAATTTCAGAAATTGTAAGCATATCTTGGTTGTACTCTATCGGGAAATGGTATCTTGATTTGCCATTTCTACTTTTGACAATGAATATTCTACCAACTTGAGCGTTAGCTTCATCGGTAGTTCTATTGATAGACCACAAACCATCCAAAGGTTTAAACATATCAAATGATGCACCGATGTTGTTCTCCTCAATAAATTCTGAAGCGGAAAGTTCAGAAGCTGATTTGTTGGGTTGCATTGCCGTGAAAACAAGCATTTTCTTTTCGCAAGCAAGACCTCTAAGATCTCTAATAATTCGGTATTTACTTTCCCACACAGCAACACCGGGAGTATCTTTCATTTCGCCGGGATAATCAACAATTAACACATCTGGAACAAATCCGTAAAGTTCTAATTGATTTAGATAGGCTCTAATATCATTGACATCAATGCTACCGGCAGGAAACTGTTTAACAATCAGTCTATTTTTATCTTCATATTCCATGCTTTTATATTCAAGAATATTTTTAACTTCTTCTTTTTGACTTATCAGTTTGTTGTAAGACATTCCCACATAAGCTGAAGTAAATCTTTTAGATATAGAAACCCAATCCATTTCGACAGAAACAAATGCTACTTTGAATCCTTTGTTAACATTTTCGACGGCTGCTTTTACCAGAGCAAGAGATTTTCCAACACCGGGAAGAGCAATGAAAGCGTATATTTCGCCACGACGAGGACCACCACCAGATATTTCAAAATCTATAGATAGAAAACCAGATGTAAATTTATCAATTCTTTCATCGTCTTTTACTAATTCATTAAAAAAATCATCTATTTGGGTGAAGTATTGAAATCCAGCATCAAAGTTTTTTGAAACAAGCATACAATTACGAAATCTTTCATATACTTTTGACCAAATTTCTTCAGAATCAGGGTTTTTCTTTAAATCTCTTTGTGACTCTTCCATAGCTATTCTAAGGCTTTGAATCTTAGAAAAATTAACAAGTTTAGTATAAAGTATATCTCTAGATGCTTGATTGGGAATAAAAAATTCGTATAAAGATTCAAATTCAGATTTATAATACAATTTAATTGAATCAGGTTTTTCTTTAACTTTTTCAAGTAAATCATTTTCTAAAATTAATTTGTCAGGTAATCCATGAGGATGATCTTCAAAAAGCTTGAATAATATCCTGCATGTTTCTACATGAACTTCATTAGAGAAATAATCTGGCGATATGAGAGATTTTCCTTGAAGAAGGAAATTTCTATCAGTAAGCAATATACCTAAAATTCTACGCTGGAAATTTTCATCCCAACGAAATTTAATTTGTGTTGTTTGCTGCTGAAGCATATTTTCCAGCAGTTTTTGTTGTTCTTCCGTGAGCTTAGTTTCCATACCAAACCTCAAATATACAAGTGTTCGTGTTCACTCAGGGACACTTGACCTACTCGTATATTTTTTTCCTTGGTGATCTTCTTGCCAACATGACGAGCAGCATTCCAAATAATTTGCTTCGTGTAAATAATAAATTTTGTATTTATAGATAATTTAAGATTTATGTCAGGTTTATGTTCCAAAGGAACAAATTTGTTAATTAATTTTTCCAATATTTCTTCTTGAGGATCTCCAAATTTACGCCGATATGCTCCATGATGTGTTTTGTTTTTCCATAAGTTTTTCAATGATTCATAAACATTTTTAAATATTCCATTTTCTGGAATATGTTTTTCTAAAATTTCAAAAGACGATTCAATATAAGTTTGTCTTTTATAATAAGAACCGGCTCTAATCACCGCCATTAAAAGTTCTTGTTTTATATCTTCGACATCTAATTGATGATTATTGCGTGAATTGTTGGACATTAACTGCCAACTAGCATACAGACAAAGTTGACCAAATTTTTCTTCTAATTCTTTATATTCTTCAGAGTTTATTTTAAACATCTGGAATATCTTCATGCCAAACCTCCTTGAAACTATGGACATAGATATAATCTTTGTGAATAATAGAGTCAAATTTCAGAATAATTTTTCAAAAACGCCAAATTATTTCCTACTTTTACATCTACAATAAGTTTTAAAGGTCTGTAATCAGTAAATTCTTTTTGTAAAATTTCTTTTATTTTTTCTACAGATAAATTTAAATTTGATTTTTTCACAGAAAAAACAAAACAATCGTGAACAGAAAACAAAAGCCGAAAGTTTTTATCTTCAGCAAACTGGATTTCATTCATTTTCATAAAGCAAAATACAGCGGCAGGTGAATGAACAGAAAAATTCATTGCTTTGTATGAATCGTCTGGATGAAAACTTTTTTTTCGTTTGAAGTAATCAAAACAAAAACCATAATTTTCTGCTTGTGCTTTTTGTTGTTCTACATAAAGAAAAGCTTTTTCAAATAATTTTTTTGTTTTTCTTAATGCACTTTGTGCTTCATATATAGAACAATCTAATGTTTCTGCTAGTTTAGATGATGATATGCCATATATGGCTGGAAGAAATAACTTTTTACCTAAATCTTTATAGTTGCTATCTTTGAAATTATTTAAATCTAAAACATATTGAGCTATTTGCTCATATGGATGGCAAGTGTTGTATAGCATAGTATTTAAATTTGGATCATTACTAAGATAAGCTAAAACATAAAGTTCTAGAGCTTTAAAGTCAAAAGATGCAAATATATCATCTTCTGGTAAAACAAAATTTGCTTTAATTTCATGAGTTAAAGCATGAGGATTGAAAGTTTTCTGTGAAATAACTTTTGAATTAAGTCTGCCATTTTCTTGAAACTTGGATGTATAATGTGGATAAACATAGTAAGCTTCATTGTCTAAAACAACACCTTGATTTTCCATTGATGGAATTGTATGACAAATTAATTTTTGAAAAACATTTTTGTATATTTCTATATTTTCTGATTTTATCAATCTTAGAAAAGTAGAAAAAACATCGGATGTTTTATCAAATGAACAACTGGTGTCGTTGTAATCAACAAACCAATTTAAATCAAAAATAAATTTAAAATTTATTAAATTTCTGCAACCTTGCTTTAAACAAAATGATTGAAAAAGCTTTGCTTTCAAACAAACAATTGGTCGATTAAATTCTTCAAGACATTTATTTATGTGGTGTACAAATGTACAAGTGTTATTTTGATGTAATTTTAATTCTAAATTAGAACCTTTTATTCCTAAAAGTTTTATGTAAAGTAAAAGATTTTTTTTATCGCTTATGTCAGGTTCATTTGTAATTTCTAAATAAATTATTTTTTCGACACGAAATGTGTCGTAGATTTTTTCAAAAGTGTTTTTGTCGATAGTCACAAAAAAAATTTACAACAACTTTTTTCCAAGTCAACAAAAATATTTTTTTTTATTGGCACGATTTTTGCGAATTAAGTATTTATGTATTTAATGTATTTATCTTTAATTCATCTCTAAGCACTTCGTGCTTAGAGATGCTTTAGTTTAAGTGGTACTTAATTTACTCTTCGCTTCGCTCAGAGTAAATTAGTACCACTTAATAAAATATGTTTTTTTTAAATAACTTAAATTTAAATACATAAATACATAATACGCAATAGCCGTGCCAATTGATAAAAAAAATGGAAAAAATTTTATTGATTTAAATTGCTTTTAAAGCCCAAGAAATTTTAACTTGACTTCTGGTGCAAAAGAAGCTAAAAGATTTGAAACAAGGTCGTTTATTCAAAAGTAAACGATATGCCTTCGTGAGGCTATGATGCCAAATATCGGAACAAAAATGCGTGAAGTTTATAGAGCGTCTATAGACCAGCTAAACAAACTTGTTGGTGATGAAGATATGGTATTTGCATATCACTTGTTGATATATTATTTAAACTGCGAATATCATTATTTTCCAGATTATAATCATACAAAGTTCAATGATTTAAAATGCGCTAAAAAACAATCATCTTTTAAATATTTGTTAAAATATGTAAAAGACAATAAAACAAAATTTACAACTCAAGCAGAGTATTTCATTTTTATAAAAGCGCAAATGGAAATAATAAAATTGTTAGAATCTGTAAATCCAATTATAAGTCCAAGTCTTTTAATTGGAGAAAAAGCAGAAAAACGCTATTTTGTTTGGCGAAAAAAAATGGCAGAAACCAAAATGGTTACAAAAACAATAACCAGAAAACTTGATGAAAAAATTATAGCATCTGCTATAGAAAAAAGCATTCAATCTTTAAAAGATACTCTTGAAAATGAATTTACTTATGAAAATTTTCAAAAAAATATAAAAAGAGTTTTATTGCAAATAAGAGCTAAACAAATTGATCCGATTTGGTGCTTTTGCAGTGAATGGGTTCAAGAATTGCCAGAAGAAATAAAAAAAGAAATAATAAGTATTTCTGAGTGTGAAAGATATAAAGATTATAATGTTGAAGATATAAAGAAAATATATAATGAAAGATTTAATGGTTTGTTGCTTATAAATACACAAGAGGTAAAATCATGAAACCACAATCAGATGATCCATTAGAATTTTTAATTAATCGCCGCAAAGGAGCAGCAGAAACTGCTGCTAAAGCAAAAGCAAAGGGAGGAGATGCTATCCTTTCTTATTATCATTTTGCAGCGAAAGATAAGCCATATGCCGAAGTTATGAAAGTCTTAAAAAATGATGGATTAAAAGAAGCTATTAAGTTTGCAAAAAGTGAAACAAAGCGTGTCTTAAATGAACTTGATTTTATCAATGACACCCAAAAAGAGTTTCAGGCTCTTGTGGGTGTCATCGAAGTTTTTGGTGAATGCTACATTAAATTACAAGAACTTGATCAATAAGTTTTAAAAATATTTTCCAATATTGTAACAATTTCGTTTTTATTTTGATCAGGACTAAAATATTCATCCCATTCAGGTGCTTGTGGTTCATAGTTATATAAAAGATGAGGTGCTGAATGTTCTGCTCCCCAGCATCTGATCAAACCTTTTGATTGTACAAATTCAACATAAACATTAAATTGATTGACTTTCCGTTGACCGGGAGCTTCTATTCCATATCCATTATATGAAAAATAAATTATATAAGTGTTTTCATTTTGTTTTATCACACCTTGAAAATTCATTACTTTAGGATGTTTCATTTTCATGTTAGTTGCTATCATAATCACTAATTCTTCAAGTTTTTCAAATTTGTTTTCAGGTGTTTCTAATGTTGTTTTATCGATATAATCAATTATTTCATGAATTCTTACGGCTAACATTTTTTCAACCGCTATATCTTCTTTTGATAAATGATTGTAATCATTTATAACTGGAACAGCATATCTAGTAATCCAAGTAGGTTCTCCTTCTAAATCGCTTATTCTTCTCATAATTGTAGCTCGACAAGAGCCTAATGGGCTAAATTTAATTTGTAAAGATCCAACTTGTTTCGGATCACCAAAATTAACCATAGAACCAAAATCTTTAATCGGCTTTCTTGTACCAATATCACCTAAACTTACTATTTCATCTAATGTTGTTTCAATTTCTAATGGTTCCATTGGTTCTTCAAGATAATGAATTTGTTTTTTTGTGTCTATGTTTTTACTAAATCCAAAAACAACATCAGGCGATTTACCAGCCCACTCAGTAAATTTCATTTTATTTCTCCCTAACAATATATAGTGGCATGATTACTTTCATTCAATTCCTAGAAAGCGTAGAAGACGAAACTCAAAAAGATGCTTTTATTGATCATTTTCAATTAAATGTCGATGAAAAAAAAGGTATGTATGCAAATATGAGTGTCTTTGATACAGATAAGATAGAAAATAGATTAAAAACTTGGAACAAGTATATAAAAATGAATGATGCAGATAAAAACGAAATTAGAAGAATAATAAGAAGCAAATCTTCAAAATTAATAGATTTGTATAATGCTTTTTATAAGAAAGCTAATCGAGAAACTGAAGAGAGTGCCCCTCCTTCTCCAAAATCTTAACTCTTTTAGCTGAATGCTTTTTTAAATAAGGGTTGTTTTCAAACATAAAGTCAATATACAGAACTTCTTTTTTGTCATCGGCTGTCCTTAGTCCTCTACCCATTCGTTGAATAATCAAATGGTCAGCTTGACCACCAGCAGCATTAATTAAATTATGTATTTTTACATTAATTCCAGTATTAAATATTTGTTGTGTTGCTATTGCTATACAACTTGTTTTAGAATTCTGTAACATTGATATAACTTCTTTTCTAGAATCATTATCATCTTTTCCAGTAATCCAACATGCCGTAGGAATTAATGCTTTTAGTTGATCACCATGTGCAATTCTATCAACTAGAATTAATGTTCTACCCGATAAAGTATTTGTTATATCTATGACTTTACTGTGTAATACCTTATTGTTTACTATTCCCAAATCAACAGCTTCACTGTAGATAGAAAGCTGTATATCTGGTTCTTGTATTTTGTAAAAAACACACCTTGACTGTGAAAGTCTACCTTTTTGCTGAAGATCAGAAGTTGTTACCCTGCCTGTAGATGTAGTGCTTGTTTTAATGACAGGACCAAAAAAGCCTTTAACTAAATACTTATGAACTTTGTCACTTTCTCCATGTTTAAAAGGCGTTGCAGATAAACCTATTCTTACAACAGTATTTTTTAACTTTTTATAAATATCTTTAGCAGTATCTGATACCATATCATGAACTTCATCTACAATCAAAACTCTAATATCATTTAGTTTGTCTTCAAGATGATGAATTGATTGTGCTGTAGCTACAGTAATAGTGTTAGGATTATTACTTCCACCCCAACAAGTTCCTATTTTTTTAAAACCCCATCTTGAAATTTCGTCATAATTTTGCGATGCAAGTGATTTGCGATTTTGCAAAATCAATGTTGGCTCATGTTCTCCCAAAGCTTTCAGTAAAGCAGACATAAGAAAAGTTTTACCTGAAGCAGTTGGTGCAACAACTATGCCTCTTTTATGCTTTATTGCTTGATTAACAAGATCAACTTGGTAATCTGTAAGTTCAATCTTTGTGTTCATGTCTTCGTTGTAATACTGCAAAAAGTGTTCATCAATTTT